GGCCAACAGCTAGATATTGTTGCAATATGGCAGACTTGCGTGTATATGTGGTGTAACGGCTAACCGCTGCGCGGCCCGTTGATGTGGTAAACCACTGGTTGGCGCGGCCACTTTCGCGCAAGCGACTGCCCGAGATACATCGGCTAACAGTAAGCGTTTTAATGGAAACTCTATAGGAGGCTTCTGCTATGGCGCAGAGTATTACTAACGCCTTTGTAACTCTCTTTGATGAAGAAGTTAAACAGGCATATCAGGGCGAAGCCCTACTTCGCGGCACCATGCGTACACGCTCAGGTGTCCAAGGTAACACTGTAAAATTCCCGAAAATCGGTAAAGGTGTTGCCACAGTTCGCGTTCCACAAACAGACGTTACACCGTTGAACGTGACTTATTCACAAGTAACAGCAACAATGACAGATTACATTGCGGCTGAATACTCAGATATCTTCCACCAATCACATGTGAACTTTGATGAGCGCCGTGAGCTGGTTCAGGTTGTATCTAAGTCAATCGCTCGTCGTATGGACCAGATCTGCATCGACGCTCTAAACGCTGCATCTTCACCATCCACAGTGGCAACATCTGTTGGTGGCGCGGCGTCAAACATGAACATCGACAAGCTTCGTGCGGCCGCAAAAGCGTTGAACGAGAAAAACGTACCAGCGGAAGGCCGTCACCTGTTGATGCACTCATCACAGCTTGACGCTCTACTAGGTGAAACAGAAACAACATCTTCTGATTTCGCTACAGTAAAAGCGCTTGTTCGTGGCGAGATCAACACGTTCATGGGCTTCAACATCATCACAATGGGTGATCGTGACGAAGGTGGTGTTCCAAAACCATCTACACGTTCTTGCTTTGCATGGCACCAGGATTCAATGGGTTATGCTGAGTCAATGTCTCAGAAGTCAGAAGTAAACTACATCCCAGAGAAAACATCGTTCCTAGTAAGTTCAATGTTCTCAGCGGGTGCGGTTGCGATTGACGACGAAGGCATCGTCAAGATCTCATGTACTGAATAAGAAGGAGATTGAAACATGGCATTCGCACAAGCAAACTGGGCAACTGTATCAGCATCAAAAGCTGGTTCTGCGCCTAATATGTACTCTTACAAATCTGCCACAGATAACAAGGCGGCAATCGCCGGCTCTGGTTATTTCAATGATGTTGAAGGTCTAATCACTACTGGAGATTGGATTTATACATACGGATCAGATGGTGGTCAGACTTTGGTAGCGACAAACACAGCCGGTGTTATCACAACAGCGGTGATCTAATTATACTCCCTAACTAGGGCCGGGAAACCGGCCCGGTTTTCTACCTGGAGGATTACAATGGCCGTAGGTGATACCGACCTTTCTATTTGCTCAGACGCACTGATCCTCTTGGGCGCTTCGCCCATTTCGTCTTTTACGGAAGGCACTGACACAGCCCAGGCGTGTGATAGGTTATACCCGGATTTACGGGATACAATGTTAAGCACATATGTATGGTCCTGGACATTAAAGAAATCACAGATTGCGCGTCTATCTACAAATCCAATTAATGAATGGCAGTATGCCTATCAGCTCCCTGGCGATATGCTTTCGGGGGTTTTAGCCGTATTCGAGTCCAATAGCACGACAGAAAGATCTCGCCGATATGGCTGGGAGGTCTATGGCGATCAGCTATATACGAACATGGAAACTGTTTATATCGATTACCAGGCAAGTGTTTCTGAAACAAAAATGCCTAATTATTTCGTGAGACTGTTGAGAACTGCATTAGCCGGTGAATTGGCAATCGTTGTAACGGACCAAGCGGCCAAGGCTGATTATTTCAAGGCCCAAGCATTCGGCAGCCCAGGCGAGAATGGCCGTGGCGGTCTAATGCGCGAAGCCATGAACATCGATGCTCGAGGCCAATCTACACAAATCGTCGAGGATTATTCTTTAATCGAAGTGAGAAACTAAATGCGCGTTACACAGTTTCAAACAAACTTTTCTGTTGGTGAACTTGATCCATTGCTACGCGCTAGAACTGATCTCGATCAGTATCAGAATGCCCTGGAACAAGCGCAGAATGTGATTGTACAGCCCCAGGGCGGCATCAAACGCCGGGATGGCTTGAAGTTTATCCATAATTTCGGCGGTACATTCACAGACTTTAAACTTATCCCGTTCGAATTTAGCGTTGCAGATAGCTATCTTTTAGCCCTGGTTAATGGGCGCATTTACATTTTTAAGGATGGCGTTCTACAGACAAACATCGGCGGATCTGGGAATGATTACTTGGCAGCGCCAGATATAACCGCGGCTATGCTCGATGAGATTGAATATACACAAGCGGTGGATACACTCATCCTATGCCATGAAGATTTGCAAACAAAGCGCCTGGTCAGAAATACGGATACCAACTGGACGTTGGAAAACTTGCCCCTGATTAATTTGCCACAGTATGCATATGCGTTCGATACTCATTCCCCGAACTTTGACATTACGCCCAGCGCAACAACGGGAAACATCACTATCACTGCATCAAATGCAACAACCGACACGGGTACAGCGCAAGGCGGTGGAGCTGATACAATTACACTAAAGTCAGCGTCCAGCTTTACGAGTGATGATGATCCAAACGGAATGTTTATTACACTAACATCCGGCACTGGATCTGGGCAAACCCGGCACGTTGAGGATTATGTTGCATCTACAAAGGTTCTAACTGTTTATCCACCCTGGGATACACAGCCAACTAGCGGCACCGGGTATAAGGTGGAGCCATTTGCCCCATCTACAGTGAATGAATATTTACAAGTTCAATCAACATTTGGTCGCGCTCGATATGTTGAGTATGTAAGCGCAACAGAAATGAAGGCGTTTGTCGAGGTGCCGTTTTTCGATACAGCGACCGTTGTTGCCGGTGATTGGGAAAGTGAACATGGATATGAAGATGTATGGTCAAACGATCGAGGGTGGCCAAGATCGGCCACGTTCCACGAAGGACGCTTGTATTTTGGTGGGTCCAAGTCACGGCCAAATACGATCTGGGGATCCCGGGTTATTGATTATTTCAACTTTGATCCTGGCACTGGCCTTGATGATGAAAGTGTAGAGGCAACAATAAACACGAACCAACTGAACGCGATTGTTAATGTTGTTGCTGGTTCGGATCTCAGAATATTCACAACCGGTGGTGAGTTTGTCGTTGTCCAATCAGAGGACACTCCGATTACTCCAGCCGGGTTCCTGGTGCGGCCGCAAACAAGACTAGGCACAAAGCCAGGCGTTCCGATCGAGGATCTTAACGGTGCATCCGTATTCGTGCAGCGCCAGGGTAAATCGCTCAATGCGTTCCAGTATGGCGACACAACCAGGTCTTACCAGGTGCAGCAAGTTTCGGTTTTATCGTCGCATTTAATGAAAAACCCCGTGGATCTTGCGGCCCGGCGTTCGACATCGACAGATGAAGCTGATCGCCTGTTTATCGTCAATGGTGATGACGGATCAATGGCGGTTTACTCTATCCTGGTCGGACAACAAGTTATTGCGCCAAGTGAGTTCACAACCAATGGTGAATTTGTTGCGGTCGCGGTTGAGCTGTCAGATGTGTATTGTGTTGTAAAACGCACGATTAATTCAGCAACAATATACACCTTAGAAAAGTTTGATGGTTCTCTAACCCTGGATAGCGCTAAGAGCGGCACAACAGGCTCCTCAGTGACGATGGACCACCTCGAGGGGGAGACAGTCTATATTGTGCGTGATGGCGTTGTAGATCCAACACAGACCGTCCCAGCCTCACCATTTACAATTACATTTGAAAGCGCGGCGACATCGAGTTACCAGGTGGGCTTGGACTACGCGGTAAGCGCTAAGACAATGCCGACCGAGCCAACACTACCAACTGGATCTGTCCAGGGCGTTAAGAAGCGGATCGTGCAGATCGACGCGTTACTGTATGAAACGAAAAATCTAACACTAAACGGCAAGAACATTGCCTTTCGAAACTTTGGCGAGGATGTTTTGGACTCAGCGGTTCAGCCGTTTACTGGTTTAAAAACAGCTCATGGGATCCTGGGATACAGCGCAACGGGTCAAATCACAATCAGTCAATCCGTTCCGTTGCCCATGACAGTCCTGGGCCTTGAATACAAACTAAGCGTGGGGACATCATAATGGCAGCCGTGGCACCAATAGCAACCGCAGTTTTCGCAATCGGCAGCCTGGCAATGTCTGCCAAGCAAGCCAAAGCACAAAAGGCAGCGGCCGCAATGCAAGCCGAAGCCTACAACGAGCAAGCGGCAGAGGCTACGCTCAAAGGGCGCTATGAGGCGTTAGAGTACAAACAGCGTGGCGTTGATGTGTTGCGTCGATTAAATGAGGTTATGGCGGCAAATATCGCAAGAGCGGCAGCCGGTGGCGTAGATCCGACAAGTGGATCTGCGGCATTGATAAATACTGTAAGCGAGGCGGAAGCAGTCAGAGAGAAAAATATTGCTACAAGTAATGCAATCATGGCCGAGGGTGATGCAGGGTTCCAGGCGTATCAGTACAGAGTTGCTGGTAATATCGCTAGAAAAACGGGTGATGTTCAAGCGGCGGCAACAATAGGAAACGGGCTGATCCGGTTCGGTCAATTAGTGTAGGGTTAAGATATGGGACGAGCGCCAAGATATGAAAGAATGGGTGTAAGAGTTCGCCAACCCAGAGGCACTGACTTTGCAGCACAGCGCGAAGCGGTAAGATACCAGGGCGCAGTTTCCGAAGCACTCGGATCGATGAGTGACTTTCTCTACAAGAAGGGCGTTGAGAGAGCGGAACAAGCTGGCCTCGAGCGTGTAAGAACTGAGGGTGCGGTTCCTATTCTCGAGTCATTGAAAGAACAGGGCGGTCCCCGGACCATCGAGGAAAAGACTGCATATGAAGCGGCAAACCGTCTTGCGGTTGCAGAGATCCAAACCGAGGCCGAGCTAGATATCACTAAAATCCTGGATGAAGGCCAGGCAAACAAAACATCTTACAGCGCAATCCAGGCAAAACTTGCTGATATCGCAGACGGATATTCTGCGGCACTGTCCGCGATCGATCCGGTATCCGCCGGGATCTTGCGCACCAGGCTAACCGAGGCAACCGGGAAAGCCGACAGCCGTTATGGCAAGTGGTGGACGGGCGAACAAGAGAAGCTCCGCCGCGAAAAGCAAAACAATGTGGCAGCCAACACTGCCCAGGCAATTCTGGGCAACGCAATTTTACCTGGTCAAACGACGATCGAGATCGATGCAGAGATAGCGGCCGGCGCTCAAAAGCTGCGGGATCTTGGTGTAAAAGAGCAACAGGTCCAGGATTGGAGCGACCAGGTTAAAGAGGGCGCTTTCAAGAATAACTATCTATTCGAGTTCAATCAGCTAAATGTTGACGAGCAAGGTGCGGCGATCGATCAAGTCCTGGGCGGGGAAACATCTTTGCCTGGTATGGATTACGAGGACAGCGTTCGTTTTGTGAATGGCCTCTTACGTCCAGAGTATAACAGAAACAGATCTGTTATGACTTCTCAATCTAAATACGTTGTGAATAAGGTAAAGGATCAAAATGAAATCCTAGAAAGTGGCGGCCGGGTTAGCCAGGACGTTATCCAGGAAATGCGCACCCGGGCCTCAGAGGTCGAGGAATACGATGGCGGCGCAGCGGTCCAGGCGGTCAATGAGCTAGAAGCGGACGCAAATTTATTCAGTAGCTTTAGAGGGATGAGCCTTTCCGAAATGGAGGCAACCGTTCGTGCGTATGGCGAAGGCATCGAGGGTCAAGGCGGAGAGGGCCGAGATACGACAATCGAGGTCAAGCGCTATGAGCAAGCGACTAAGTTCTTTGAAAACATGCAAACGCAGATAGCAAAGGATCCCATGAGCTACGCAGAGCGTGTAGGCTTTATCGAGCGCAAAGATATTATCACTCGCAATGAACAGGGTGCATTGCAGATCGATGACGTTGCATTAGCCGAGCGTTCCCAGCAAGCGCAGCAAGTCGCAGATTATTATGGGTTGCCACAGCCTAAGATGCTTTTCTCCGATGAAACAAGACAACTGGCGCTTGTCCTGGAGAAAGCAGAAGGGGCGGCAAAGCTAAACTTACTTGGCGTGTTGGCGGACTTTGACCAGGCATCCGGCCAGGTTCTAACGGATCTAGCCGATTATAATCCTGATCTTTCCCTGGTGGGCGCATTGGTAAACGTGGGCGCAACAGAGGCGGCGGAGCTGGCGGTTGCCGGGTTCGATCGTATTAAAGCGGGTGAAAAGGCAGTAGAGTTTACACCGACGAACATTGATCCCGTTTATAGCGATACATTCGGCCGGGCAGTCACAACACCTAGAATGTCCCAGGCAATCAAGGGCGTTGCTAAATCTATCTATACTGAGCTTGCGGCGCGTCGAGGCGTCGATGCTTTTGATGCGAATCTATACGAGGAATCACTACAGCTTGCGGCCGGGTATCGCCTGGTGAATGGCAAAGAATACGGTGGTATCCAAGAGGTCCGGGGTGTTCCTACGTTTATCAATCCTAACCTGGATGCTGGGGCATACGAGCGTATGCTTGATGAGATCACGCCGGAAGCGGTAACAGCGGTTACAGGGCTAACAATCAACCCAACACTTGCGGCATCGATCAACGAAACCGAAGCATACAAAGTTCGCAATATCGGTGGTGATAAGTATGTGATCGAATATGGCGAGAATGGTGATGTGGTCGTGGCAGATACAGAAGGCCGCCCGATTATATTTAATGCGCAACAGATGTTCGAGGCACTGATCCCAGAGGTCCAAGTTCAAATGGGCGCAGCGCAGCCAATGTTCGAAGCCCCAGAGGATCTTGCTCCACAAGGCGAGTTTAGAGCGGCAGAGGAGGCCATCGCGCCAGAGGTTTCAACAGAGCAAGCAAGAACGATTGAGCCAGGGCAAACCGCAAGAAAGCGTGGTCGTGTCGCAGAGCAAACAATCAGAGAGCAAGTCGAAGCGGGTCAATTACCGCCCAGCGCCGGAGAAACTGCACTACCGTTATTAAGGACCGTACCGGATGATGTAAGTGATAGCGAATACATCGATTACATGGATGCTGTCTTTGGCGGTTACAGAAAGCCATTTAAAGATTGGAAAGCTAGTCAATGATCCAATTTGATCGCACAGATGCTTATGACCTGGGGGACGTACCCACAATCTCTGAGCCGGTAACTGGTTTTGCAGAAAACTTTTTTGCGGCCAGGGAGAACATGAAGCTCAACGATCAGTCGCAAAGCCGGGATAAAATACTAAAAGATCTGTGGGATCCTATCGTTGATGAGCTAAACGAAACATATCCTAACCAGGGATTTCTTGGCCGTGATTTCGAAAATCCTGGCGATTTCTTAAACATTGGCCTGGGCGTGTACAGCACACAGGGCGGCCCAGAGGATCGATACAATTTTGCCGTAAACACGATTATGAAGTTTATGGATGAAAACCAGGAAAGTTTGCCGGACAACTTAAAAGGCATTACAATCGACAGCCTGGAACAAATTGCAAAAGATCGAGCGCAAGCCGCAAGAAAATACAATGAGGAAATAGCGTCAAGATCCTTGGGATATACTGGAACGCTAGGTCAATTCACCGGGGGCGTTACTGGAATTATCGATGATCCGGTCAATGCGTTTGGTATTATGGGTGCAAGCGCAAAGACACTGTGGCGGCTGGCATTTACTGAGGCCGTGATCGGTGCGGGTACGGGCGCAATGGCCGAGGCCGGCGTTAAAGAATGGTATGATGAGCTGGGCTATGACTACTCATACCAGGATTTTATCCGCAATGTTGGGTTCAATGCGATCGGTAGCGCTGCATTCGGTGTAGGTCTAAGGATCGGCGCGGACGGTGTTCGTAGTGGCTGGAACGCAATTAGCGGATCCGGACGGGCAAACAAGAATAGCCAGGCGGTCGCAGATGCAGCGGAAGCGGCAGAGGAGTTCGAGGCAGATAACCCGTTCACTCAGCCAGATCTGCCCCCAGCACAGGCGGAGCATAACAAACGGGCGATCGCGGCAGAGGCGGCGGTAGAGAACAACAAAGCTCCGGTTATGCCTACAGAGGCAACGATCGAGCCAACCCCAGAAATGATCCAGGCGGCAACAGATAACCTGGATGGTGTGATGTTTAAGATCCCAGCGCGGGATGTGACGATCGATGCAAAGCGTTTTCAGTTTAAAGAAGGTGGCGACGAATACGGCGTGACCGAGAGATTGCAGGGGGTAACGACATGGGATCCGGTAAAGGCCGGGACCGTTATCTTTTGGGAAGATGCCCAGGGCAAGGTATTCATTGCAGATGGCCACCAGAGGGCCGGACTAGCCCGTAGGATTATGGATCAGGATCCTAGCCAGGACATTAGCCTAATCGGATACAAGCTACGCGAAACAGATGATGTAAGCGCAGAGAAGGCGCGTGTTATTGCGGCGGTGGCAAACATTGCCCAGGGGACCGGGACAGTCGTTGATGCGGCCAAGGTGTTGCGTGTTGAGCCTGGTCGGATCTCAGAGCTTCCCCCGCAGTCTGCCCTGGTGCGCCAGGCAAAAGACCTGGTAAACCTAAGCGATGATGCATTCGGCGCAATCGTTAATGATGTGATCCCGGCAAACTACGGTGCTATCGTTGGGCGGTTGATCGATGATCCGGATCTACAGCAAGCCGCAATCAAGGTATTATCCAAATCAGATCCATCAAACGTATTCCAGGCCGAGGCGATTGTTCGCCAGGTGCGTGAAACCGATATGGTCAAAGAAACCCAGGTTTCATTGTTTGGTGATGAAGATGTGGCTACAAGCCTATACAGTGAACGGGCCAAAGTCCTGGACCGTACAGTTAGATTACTCAAGGCAGATAAGGCATCGTTTGAAAACCTAAGTAAGAACGCGGAGCGTATCGAGGCAGAGGGAAACAAACTAGCCAAGGATCAAAACCAAAGGAGGGCCGATCAAGATGGCCAAGCGATCACGTTACTCCAAGCGCTCGCGAACCGCAAAGGAACGCTCAGTGATGACCTCTCAGCCGCAGCCCGAAGCGCCAAAGACCAGGGATATGCAGCCGCAGCTCGAAACTTCGCCGATGCTGTCAGACGAGGAGTTGAACGAGGCGATTTTGATAGGGCGGCAACTGGCGATGTTGGACGCGCTGTCGATGTTGCGCCGCAAAGCCGCGTTGATTCGATCGAAGATGAGCCAACCCTAGAGGGCTTTGATGAGCCAACAGGCCCAGCGTCAGAGGCCCAGGCGGATCAGATGGTTACAGATATGTTCCGGACGCTCGAGGAGCCGGAGCAACCACGCATTGAGTCTCCGATCGAGGAGGACCGTGTTGAGCTAGAACAGATCCGTATGCCGATCGATGATGATCTTCCGCTCGATCAGGTACGCGCCCAGGTCAAAGCCTTAACAGATGAGAACGTGCCGATCGTAAAAGATCTAATTGCGCGGATCGATGCAAAGTTTGGCACTAAGTCCGGCGACAACATTAAGGATCTATCCAAGGTTACGCAGAAAGCAAACCGTCCTTCGATCCTGGCAAAGAAACCCTGGCATAAGACATCACACATTCGTGATAGTTACCGCTTCAAAACAGTGATCGATGATATCCGGGACGTTCCGGCAATCTTCGATGAGCTATTAGCAAGCGGAATTAGCCTGGTGAAAGTTGACACAGGCAAATTATTTGAGCCGAAAGAATGGGGATGGCGGATTATCGCATTCGATCTGCGTATGCCTAACGGTCAGTTGGTCGAGTGGTATTTGCCAATCAAAGAGCTAGAAGCGCAGAAGAAAGCCGAGGGGCATTTGCTATTCGAGGAATGGCGCAACAAAACCCCAGAAGAAATCTTCGAGCAAAACGATGCTTACATGGAGACTATTCGTAAGAGCTGGAAAGGCTACGATGACGCGTTTCAGGCTTCACTGGATCGCATGGGCATTTCAAGAGAAGATGCGGCCGCTTCCTGGTCTAAGGCAGAAAGCTCCATGTTGGAAGCTGCACGGAAATCGCCCAGCTCATCGGGCATGATTACATCTGCGGGTGTGCGTGGTTTGGAAACCCAGGTACCGTCCAGGGTACGGATTGCAGAGGAACCATCTGTCCAGAAGATGACAGCACGAGGTGTGCCTTCTTCGATTAGTGCAAAGTCTGTTTCTGCCATTGAAGATACTCCTAAGGATCTATTAACCGATATCACTGAGGATATCAAGCCCGAAGACTTCGATTTAGAAATACCGCTTGGTACCAGGTTCGATGAGGAAACCGGGGAGCTATTGGCAGAAACAAAAACATTGCGTGACATTAAATCTGATATCGATGCAGAGGATGCGCTAATCAATCGCTTGGGAGTTTGTGGGCTATGAGTACATTCAGAAAATGTGTTGAGGATGGTGTAGCCGCTGGGGAGATCACCCAGGAACAAGCGGATGAATACGGCAACTTGTTCGATGACCTGGTTGAGCAATACAATAAACAGTTAGGACCAGGCCCGGCGCAGACAAAAGCGGGGGTCGATGCAGCGGCGGCGGTGCGCAAGAAAGCGATCGAGCGCAAACGCCAGGCAATGTTGCAAGCCCAAACCTGGAAAAAGATCACCCTGGATATGCAAAACTACCGCACAATCACCGGGCAACAGGACATGAACAAGGCGGCCCTGGCATTCTTCGAACAGGATTCGACATCCAAGTTCTCGAGCATTGTGCAGCTCCAGGCAACGATCGAGCGCAGCGCAACCCGCAAGATGGATAAGTTCCTGGCAACATTCCGCCGAGATCTTGTTGGTCGCACCCGTAACAAGGCCCAGCTTAACAACATGATTAAAGAGGTGTTTGGCGAGGACACCGGGGATGCATCCGCCAGGGAGCTATCACTAGCCTGGAAAGAGGCGTCCGAATATCTGCGCAAGCGTTTCAATGCAGCCGGGGGTGCTATTCCAAAGCGTTCCGATTGGGGACTGCCGCAGCAACACAGCACAGTGAAGGTGCGCGAGGCAAGCTATGAGGAATGGCGTGATTTTATTTCATCGCGTCTTGACCTGGACAAAATGAAGGACATGGAAACCGGGCTAAACTTTTCACCGGAAAAGCTCGAGCTTGTTCTGAATGACGTTTACGAAACAATCCGTACCGATGGAATGAGCAAGATTAAACCAGGCGGCCGACCAACAGGCGGTAAATCCTTGGCAAATCGTAACGCGGACCATCGCTTCCTGGTGTTTAAGAATGCTGATGCCTGGATGGAGTACCAGGAAAAGTTTGGCAATGATAACCCCTTCGATACGATGATGGGCCATATCAGCAATATGGCCAGGGACATTGCATTCATGGAACGCCTGGGGCCAAACCCAATGGCGACAAAGAATTTCATCAAGCAAACCCTGGCGAAAGCGGCGGCGGGTGTAGATAAGCAAGAGAGCGCGGCTAGATCCACAAACAAAAAAGTGGATGAGCTTTATAACATTCTCCAGGGAACGCATAACACCCCGGTTAATCGCTTCTGGGCAACGTCCCTCGCAGGGACCAGGCAGTTATTGCAGTCGGCGCAACTTGGGGCGGCCGCTATCTCCGCGATTACAGATGTAAACTTTAACCGTATCGCGCGGCGCATGAATGGATTGCCGCAAACAAAAACATTGACGCAGTATTTAAAGCTCTTGCAACCCCTGGGCGCAGAGGAAAAGGGCAAGCTGGCAATTCGTCTTGGCCTTACGGCCGAGGGGTGGTCTACCCTGGCGGCAGCACAGATGCGCTATGTGGGGGATCTATCCGGCCCAGAGGTTACGCGCCGTGTTGCTGATTTCGTTATGAGGGCGTCCCTTCTATCGCCAATGACACAAGCCGGGCGCTGGGCGTTTGGCATGGAGTTCCTGGGAACACTGGCGGACAACGTAGGCAAATCCTTCGATGAGCTAGATCCAATGTTCCGCAAGGCTATGGAGCGCTACAATATCAATGGCGATCGCTGGGATATCATCCGACAGACTGAGCTATACGATTATAAGGGCGCTAAGTTTCTACGGGCCGAGGACATCGAGTTCCGTGATGACATCGATCCCCGGCTTGCCAGGGAATTAGCAACCGACATCATGCGGATGGTCGAGACAGAAACAAACTTTGCGGTTCCATCAACATCAGTACGCGGTCGAGCGGCACTAACCGGGGACATTCCACCAGGTACGATTGCTGGGGAACTGGTGCGTTCCTTTGCTATGTATAAGAACTTTGGAATTACCCTGGTAAACACACACATTATGCGTGGGGCTGGTGCGCCAGGCGTTAAAGGCAAGGGGCGCTATTTTGCTGATCTGCTAATCAGCACAACGATCATGGGGGCGTTGGCTCTACAGCTCAAGGAAATGTCTAAGGGCCGGGATCCCCGTCCGATGGATGATGCTGAGTTCTGGGGTGCGGCATTTATGCAGGGCGGCGGCCTGGGGATCTACGGTGATTTCTTGTTCTCAGATCTCAACCGCTTCGATCGAGGGCTTGCCGAAACAATCGCGGGTCCGGTTGTTGGGTTTGCCAATGATGTTCGCAAACTAACCCTGGGGAATATCATCGAGGCAGCCCAGGGCGAGGACACAAAGATCGCTAGTGAAATGATTAACTTTGCACAGCGTTACACACCAGGGGCGTCCCTCTGGTATATGCGCCTGGGCCTCGAGCGTATGGTGTTTGACCAGGCAAAACTGTGGGCGGATCCGGATGCTGGCAAAAAGATCCGGCGGACCAAGCGCAAGTATGCGCGTGAATACGGACAAGACTTCTGGTGGGAGCCTGGTGAAATGCTACCGGAACGATCACCAAATATAGAAAATATCTTTAGAAACTAGGCAAGATCTGGTATATGGAAACAAAGAGCGGAGTTAAAAGCGAATGGCTGATATCCCAATTAATGAAGTAACCCGCCGGGTTCAATTCACTGGTAACACTGGCACCGGTCCTTTTGCGTTTACCTTCAACATCTTAGCAGATGACGACCTAGTTGTTTATAAGAACTTTGTTCTGCAAACAATCACAACTGATTACACGGTATCGACAAACGCTAACGGTACCGGATCGATTACATTAACGTCCGCGCTTATAGCATCAGATGTTCTGACGATCATCGGTGGCCGGGCGCTAGAGCGAACAACAGACTTTGTTACAGCCGGGGATCTCCTGGCATCGAGCTTGAATGAACAGTTCGATAGCCTGGTTATTATGGCGCAACAGCTTGACGAGAAGCTCGATCGTTCATTGAAAGTAGACATCGGGGATCAGTTTACGGATCTATCATTGCCGGCGAAAGCGAATCGCGTAGGCAAAGTTATGGCCTTTAATGCAACATCTGGGGATCCAGAGGCCGGGCCGACGATCGGTGATGTTTCATCTATCGCAGATATCACAGCGGATATTGCGCTCCTGGCGGACATCGAGGATGGCACGACAGCAACGAACGCTATAACTAACGTGAATACGATACGGACCGATGTAAGCACGGTTTCCGGTGTATCTACAAACGTGACCACAGTGGCGGGAATATCCGCAAATGTCACGACGGTGGCGGGGATATCGGCAAACGTGACGACCGTTGCCGGGGTATCAAGTGAAGTGGCAACTCTGGGGCCGATCGCAAGTGACATTACAACGGTGTCATCGAACAACACTAACGTCACAACCGTTGCGTCAAACATCAATGCGGTCAACACGGTTGCATCGAACATCGCTAATGTGAACACGGTCGCCAATGATTTGTTGGAAGTTGTCTCTGAAATCGAGACAGTCGCTAATGATCTAAACGAAGCGACAAGTGAGATTGAGGTCGTTGCGAACAATATTGCAAACGTCAATACGGTCGGGACGATCAGTGGAAACGTGACAACCGTTGCGGGGATCTCGGCAGATGTTACGGCGGTGGCGGCCGATGCAAGCGACATTGGGGTTGTGGCGACGAACATTGTAAATGTGAATGCAGTCGGAAGTGTCTCGGCAAATGTTACAACTGTGGCCGGGATAAGCGCCGATGTGACAACTGTGGCTGGGATCAGCGCAGATATTTCCACAGTGGCAAACACAGATCTGACTGCGGTCATTAACAACTCGGCAAATATTTCTACGGTCGGAACGAATATCGCGTCTGTGAATACGGTAGCGGCTGATATCTCATCAGTCACAAACGTAAGCAACAACATCAGCTCAGTTAATAGTTTCTCTAATCAGTACACTATTTCTGCGACAGCACCCTCTAGTGCTAACGAAGGGTTGCTTTGGTTCGATACGTCTACAGATACCATGAAGGTGTATAATGGATCCTCATTCCAGAATGCGGGTTCATCTGTAAACGGAACATCATCACGCGGGACATTCACTGCAACAGGTGGTCAGACAACATTCACGACAACTGGATATGATTCCGGATTTATAGATATCTATTTAAACGGTTCTAAGTTGGTTGTTGGCACAGACGTTACCGCGACGAACGGCACGACATTTGTCCTGGCATCTGGCGCTACGGCCGGGGATGTTGTTGAGTACATTGCCTATGGCACATTCGAGCTAACATCAGTTTATACTCAGTCACAGTCAGACGCACGGTATGCGCAGCTATCAGGAGCAACATTTACTGGTGATGTAAGCGGCACAAACATAACACTATCAGGTTATCTGCGCGGCCCATCTACGTTTACAATCGATCCAGCGGCACACGGTGACAACACTGGAACGCTGGTTATCGCCGGCAACCTCCAAGTGGATGGAACTACCACGACTGTAAATTCTACAACAATGGAGGTCGATGATCTCAACATCACAGTGGCATCTGGTGCGGTAAACGCAGCGGCAGCAAACGGCGCGGGGATTACGGTAGACGGTGCAAACGCTACTATGACCTACAATTCCACAGGCGATAATTGGGAGTTCAACAAGCCAATCAACCTTGGAACTTGGACAGTCACAGAAAGCGGCGGCTCTTTGTATTTTGCAGTGAGCGGCGTGAACAAGATGAAACTGGACGCAAGCGGCAACCTCGATGTGGTCGGCAACGTCAACACCAATGCAACAATCACCTAGTGAAAGGACACGAAGATGGCGATTAAAGTAGGCGGTACAACCGTAGTAGATGATAGCAGACAGTTAAGTAACATTGCGTCTGTGGATGCAACAACTGTAGCTGCGCTGGGTGCGGCTGGCGTTGGTGCTGGTGGTGGTACAATTACTGCAACGGCTGATGGTGCAATTAGTGCTGGTGATGCTGTGGCACTGCAATCAAATGGTACTGTTAAAGCAATAACTCAAACTATAACAGATGTATCACCGATGACCTTTGGCAGTGTTGAAAATGGTGATGGCGGTAGTGGCGGCTCTTGGTCACTGCCAAATGATAATATGTTTTTCTATCCAACAACTAATCAATTTGTGCAAGTATATTGGAACTCATCAACTAACAATATAAGAGCAATTTGGTATAGTTATGATTCAGTAAATAACCGTTATACTGCGACGGCTGGTGCAAACATTAAATCTATAGATTTTGTTGACCAGTTGAAAATTAGCTATGACGGTTCTGGAGATAATTTTGTAGTTAATTATCTGAGGGGTAATTCACTATTTTCATTGCAAATGAATATCAGCGTACTTAGCGGTAGTATTTCAGCAATAGGTAATCAAAATGTATAGGCTTGGTCTTTTAATACCAACTTAGACAATGATGGAATGGAAGCATATTACAACTCAAATGAGGGTGTTCATCATGTTGTTGTTTCATCAGCCCTT